CAAGGTAAACAACATTACCGATACGACTACGGTGATGGAAATGCCCAGAACAAACAAGAGGAAACTTGCTGAAAAGTTTAGTATCCATTCCGTGGTCATTCGTATGCCCACGATACATCTGGAACCCAGCGAATTCAAAATGTCCGAATACGGCTTGTGCATTTGAGGCATTAACAATCTCCATAGTTTGGTCATAGTTACCTGAACAAATCCAAGGAACTAGTAGTACGTTTTTACCATCAACGATAATATCTTCTGCTTCGGAATAGGTAATCACATTTGGATATTCTCGCAGCAGCAGATCAAGTGCGTTGACTTCATTGGTATTCTTAAAGAACGTGTCGTGATTTCCTGCGATCATATGAACATCGATACCAAGATCGACTGTTCGATCGAAGAAATATTCCTTACACTTCTTCAGTGTATTAAAGTTAATGTATTTCCGACGATCAAAAACGTCTCCTAGGTGGATAATCGTTTTGATCTGGTCACGCTCAAGATGAGGGAAGAAAACTTCTGTATAGAATTTATTAAAGAAGTTATCAAACGGAATTGAATCCGATCGTGCACCAAAGTGAGTGTCGGTGATTAGTGCAACTTTCATGCAGTGAGAAGCGCCTTACGAATGTCTGCGTAAAATTGATCAAGGATTACTCGAATCTTTGCCTTTTCAGAAGGTGATGCACCACGAATGTCAAAATAGATGTTGGCATTTAGTGACGATTCACCTGCGTCTTCTTGCATGTCCGAAACTATGTCATTAGTTAGAAGTTGTGTATTGATTATCATAATATTCTCACTTAGCAGGGGTAGATGAGGCAGCAGGAGCAGCTTCATCAACCGCATTCTGAATTACATCGACGGCTTCAACAGCAGGGGTTTCGCCATCAGCAGCAAGATGCACAAGATTAATACTGCCATCACACAGCATATAGTGTTGATTGACACCAAGACGACTCGATTCTAGATAAATGCATCCTGCATTCTGTCGAGTAACTTGAGTGACTTCATCGTCATGTTTTGCGACAATATACAACAGAAGAAAAAGAGGAATACCAAGACCAGCAGTAAATAAAAGACCAGTGGTATTTTCAGAAATCCATTTAAAAAACTTATTCATATAACATAAACTCCTATAAACTGTTTATAGAACCACTATACCCTAAACTTGATCAAGAGTCAAGGGTTTTTTCTTCCTTCTTATCAAAATATTTTGGTCGACGTTTTGGCATAGGATTCTTTGGTGGTTGATTCTCCATAGAACTATCATACGAATCATCGATTTGCTTACGAAGATAGTTGATAAACTCATTGGTATGTTCAGATCCATCTGCGTCTTCGGTAATAATACTGCTGACATCTAGATTCTGAATATAGCGATACTTGGTCGCCATATATTTCTTCTCTTTCTGAATTCGACGAAGAAAGGCATAGTATGTAATCTGAGTAAAATAAGCAAAGGGATTTGAGGATTTAGCAGGATCAAAGTTGTCAACATAAGTAATGCAGTTCTCAATACCATCTAACACCATCTCTTCTCGATACGTGTAGTTGATAAAGTTTGCTTTATATGCGAGATGGTTTGCGATCTTAACAAAACACTCTCCGATATAGTTCGGAACTCGAGGTTTCGGTGTGCCGTTTTCTTTAGAAGCAATAACCTTTTCTCGATGCGCCACTATAGCAGCAAGGAATTCTTTATTATTTACGTAATGTACGTTAGTTTTTGACTTTACCATTATAAAACCTCATTAATATAACTCCTTTATACCTCGAATACAATCAAAAGTAAATAGTTTTATTTAATTTTTTCTTCAATAAATCTATTGACTTGTTTATGAATTTACAGTATAATGACTATGTCGTCTATGAAATAAACCTTCTAGTTAAGTAACTTACTTCTTCTTAGAAAGTCTGTATGCCAATCTTCGAAGTCATTATCTTCGTCGACGTGTGGAATATCCCTCATCTCAAGATATGAATTGTATTGATTTAGGATATCTGATTTTAATGTTCCCACGATCATAATACTATCAGAGGAAATTGTAAATTGCGCACCTTCACAAATCGGTAACCAAGATTTAAATACAAAACCCTCTGCAGTTCCATTCGGTGTTACCACTTGGTAGGGAAGAATCTGAACAGGATTCTTTACACTAATTGTTTTTTTAGATTCTAGATCATTGGTCCCGACAGCATCGGTGGAGCACATGATCATCTCTCCATCTTTTAGTTTTAGAAGTCTAGTATAATATTCAGTCATCAATTGCCAACCTTACAATCTTGTAGTTGAAACCTTCTTCATTATAAATTTTGATACGCTCGACCATATGATTTAGCGTATAATTTTTCTTTGACTTCCATGTCAGATCATCACCAATATCAAAAAGATTGCAACGTTCTTTCTGATTTCCCTTTCTTAATCCGCGACCAATAGACTGGAGATTTCTAATGCGAGATTTAGATGGGGAAGCAAACACCACGTTATGGAGGTTACGTATATTTATTCCCGTAGAAAAAGTGCCATAGGAGGCAACAATAATTGCATCAGTTTCGTTCTCAGTAATAGCACGAATCTGTTCTCGGTGTGTTGCATCTGTTCCACCGTAAACAAAGAAAACTTTTCTAGAAGTTCCTGCCTTTTCTTTGATCATTTTATATAGAACATCGCCGTGTTTCTCTACGAATTGAAAGAGAACTAGCGTGTTACCTTTTTGCGTAACTGAGAGATTACGAATAACCACGTTTCGTTTGTGGTTTCTTACCAACCAGTCCATTTCTTCTTGATATGTATGATTCTTAACTGCCTTTTTAGTTTCGTCTGTATAATCTAGAAGCAAACAGGTGATTTTTAAATCAGCAAGATCTTTATTGTCCATCAGTTCCTTAGTAGTAATTACCCTGTGAACCTTACCGAACAGACCCTCGAGAATTAACTTATGCGTTTTAGTTCCATCGAGAGTACCAGTGGTTCCGATACGGAACTTAGTCTTGGTGCATTTATTGAAGATTGAGGTAAGAGACTTTGCCTTGAACAAATGTGCTTCGTCTCCGTAGATAACATCAAATTCATCAAAGAACTTTTTCGGCAACTTGTAGATGGATTGCCACGTTGAGATTACGATGTTTGATTGGTTTGATTTTTCAAACCCAGCGTAAATTTTGGAGCAGTTATTTGCAACATGCCACGTAGGATCATTGTGCGAGTAATCAGCGAAGTCGCCATACATCTGTTCGACTAGTGATGTTGTTGGAACAATGACCAACTGCTTACGATTAAACTTCTGGTGGTAACGCAGTAGTAGATAGATGATTAGGGATTTACCTGATGCGGTTGGAGAGAGAAGCAGAGTTCTGCCAATACGAATCGCATACTTAACAGCGTCGATTTGGTATTCTCTCGCCTGAATCGAATTACCTTGTGAAGTAAGGTTCAGACTCTCTGCGAATTCTTCTAGGTACTCAATGTCAACTGGATCACCAATAGGTTCCATTTTAACATCCATCTCATAGTCTGATCTTGCGGCAAACTCTCTAAGGTATGGAAGCAGACCAACGTAAAGTTCTTTGGTCCACATGTTGAACATTCGTGCTTTACCATCCCACATTTTTGCTTTATAGGTTGGCATGAATCTTGCGCCAGGAACGTCGAAAGTGAAGTAGTCGTTCAACTCGGAAGCAATCGAAGGATCGCTTTCGATATTCAAATAGACTTCATCTTTCTTGGTAACTGTTAAGTCAGGCACTACATCAATCCGTTAGTAAATTTTGTCCATTCGATGGCATTCTTGATTTCCCAACCACGACCATTTAATGAACGAATAATTTGCTCTAGTTGGTAGAGCATTGCTTTCATATACTCGACTTTATCGACGCAACGAATAATATCTTCGTCGCAATTAACAATATCTTCGACCTCATTCTTTAGAGGTTTTAATCCTTGAAACTGATGCCACCCAAGTTCTTCTAGTTCTTCGCGAGTCATCTCACCGCGATAGTATTTAAACTTGGTGCGGCGAAGACGCAAGTAATCTCCCTCGCATTTGCGAAGTTGCAACTTGGTATTAGACAAGATGTTAAGATATTTTGCATGCAGTTCGGCGATTTGAATCGAAGATTTACCAAGATCTAGTTCGTTGACCTTAGCATCTTTTGTCCACATGTCTTGAATTTCAGATAGTTTCATACACCCTCACAATAAAATAATTTAATTATACTATAACTTTTGACAAAAGTCAAGGGATTTATACTGCCTCGATTGTATAATATCTATATTTAAACGCAGCAACTCCCACAAGATACTCAACAGAACCACCAGCAATATCAAAGTCCAGTGCCTCGAGACTGATAGGAAATAGATCGTAATATGTAATCTTGACGTTTGGATTGTTGTCAGAATCGAGAATAAAGAAGTCAGCGTCTGAGAAGTTAGCAATTGCACCCAGTCGTTTCTCTGGAACTGCTGGAAATCTGTATGACTGAGATGTGTTCCAGTTTTTATATTGTTCATGGTTTTCGGGGAATGATAAACCTACCAACCATTTATATAGTTCTGTGTAATTTGCCATATTTTCTTGGACTAGGAATCGAATAACGAGTTCGCCGAACTGTGGTTTCTCTCCTGGATTATACAATGCAGACAGGGGAGTTTCGGTTGTAGTAAATCCAATACTGAACGAGGGAATATTTGCTGCTTGACAGAAATATGATACGTTTGGTAGCGTGTGAATCTGGAACTTAAAACCATTTGGTTTCAGATAATCGAGATCGCTTGGTTGCGTATTGCTCCAAGATCCTTCAGTGATGTTTGTTGTTGTAGATACTACCATTGAATTCCTCCATTGCTGTATATTTATAATGAAAAAAGGGGAGAGCATTTCTGCTCCCCCCAGTTTCTGCAACCCTCTCTTCTGAGAAGAGGTATTGATTACATAAGGTTAGTAACCTTAACACGACGATAGTAGTGGTTACGGTTGGCGGTGAATGTATCAGCGTCAGTTGTACCGTTCGACTGCAGAACGAATGGGTTAGCAATCATACCGTAGCGAGTCTTGAAACCAATCTTAGGTTGGAAGGTGTTAGGGTCGATCGCACGAACCATTTGTAGTGGAACGTATGGGCAATAGAAGATACCAGCGTCATAAGCATTCGCACCCTTATAACCAACAACGTAGAACTGCGATGCAGCGCCAGCATTTGCTGAGTAAGGATCAACGTATACTTTGTAACGACCGTTGAGAATACCAGCAAAAGTATTGCCTGTATCATCAACATTCAGAGTTGGCGAACCAGAAAGTGCAGCACCAGTATCAAGCATACCTGCCATTGCAAGAGCAGCAGCAACGTCTGACGAACAGATAATGAAGTTACCCTTACCGCGACGAGTGTCTTGAGCAATTACGTTCGCATCGCGTTCGATATTGAACAGAAGACCCTTAAAACGCTCAACTGACCAACGACCGTTTGAGTCAACGTCAAGATCGAAAGTACCAGCAGTTGCTGTCGAAGCAGCACCAGGCTTGGCAACCTTGTAGATCGTACGGATAACTTCGCGGTTGATTTCAGCAAGAATTTCTTGTGAAAGGATATTTGAAAGTTCCGACTCAGCGTCAAGACCGTGAATTGCCTTTAGATCCTGTGCCAATTCAACAGTATATTCTGCCTTCAGTGCACGAGTCTTAGCAGTAACGGTTGTCTTCTCGATTGAGAATGCCATTTCGTTAAAGTCAGTTCCACCTGATTCGCCAAGTGCTTCAGCAGCAGCAGTAGTAACACCAGTACCTGTGGTATAAGCGCCATCAACTGGGTTTGAACCAGCATGGGTTCCTGTACCAGAGAAGTCTGTATCTGCTTCGTTGAAGAGTGCTTCCGTACCCGCTTGGGTGGTGTAAGCTGACTTCATTGCGAAGATAAGACCAACTGGTCCAGTCATTGGTTGAACGCCAGCAACGTCATATGCCATCAAGTTTGGCAGCGCACGACGAACGAGCGAGATGAGGATAGGATCGTAGTTATCGATCGCTGCACCAGTTGCGTTTGCAGGAGTTTCGAACAACGCAGTCTTTTCTTCTTGAAGAGCCTTTTGTTGGTTTTCGAGAACGACAGCAGTAACTGCACGCTTGTAGGAATCCTTAATTTGTCCCATGCCTTCATGGTTTAGGACAGGCTCCCACTTCTTTTGTAGAGATTCTGAAAGAAACATTTTTTTCTCCTTGTAGGGTTTTCTTATTTCAACTTATTATTTATATTAATTTAGATTTGAGATGCCATTCTGTCTAGTGCCTTCGAGTACTTCTCCATAAGTGGAGATGTATACTCAGTCGACTCATCCATACCGTCAGTCATCTTTTCTTCTGTATTAGGTTGTGCTTTAGGGAAATAGTTTTCTCTAATGACATTCAACTTTTCTTCGAAAATTTCTGCGTTCTCGAATTCTACATCAGCAACAATACTTACAAACTTCTCAGCATCGGTCTTGGCGAGGTTTTCGGTAACCGCGATTAAGACGCTTTCTCTTTGAAGTCTTGTATTCTCAGCATGCAGTTCTACATTTGCAGTCATAGTTTGGTCCACACGGGATTGAAGATCTTCAATCTCGACTTGCATTTCACCAAGCACATCATATTTCTCTTCAGGAACCTCAATATAGTGTTCCGAAAACAGATTCTTAAGTCCTGCAATAAACGATTCAGTGATGTCAGAACGGAGACCGTTCTCAACAGCGAGTTCGTTTTCAGCAATATACTGTTCAGCGACATAAGTTAGGTAAGAATCAACCTTTTCAACAAGTTCGGTCTTGAATTCTTCCATAAGGTTAGAAGCTTCTTCGATAAGTGCTTCTTCAAGTGCCGCTACCTTAACGTTGACAGACGCAGAAACCATTGCTTCAAACAGCGATGCTGCCTTGCCACGGAATTCTTCTGACAGATTTTCGTTACCATCAAAGAGGGTTGCTAGTTCTGCTGAGAAATCTTCTTCAAGATCATCTTCGCCTTCGTCTTCTTGATCATCATCGTCTTCGATCAGATCATCATCTTCTGGTTCTGCTTCTTCTTTATGAACGTTGCCCTTAGATGACGATTGATTAACAACCGATGCTGGATCAGCGACAGTAGTGAAGTTTGGTGCAGCACCTGGACCAGATGCAGGACCTGACGAGTCAGAAGTATCCTTGGCGTTTACGGCAACCTTTGCACCCTGATTTTCGTCAGCATCACCATCACGGTCTTGGTGTGGTGCGTCTGCCGAAGAACCTTGGCGTGGTTGAGTTTGGTCGCCCGATGTATTTGACTTAGATGCCTTTGAGGTATCTTTACCGTTCGAGGCACCCATCTTTTCTGAGGAAGATGTGACCGAATTACCTTGCTTTGGTGCGGTCATATCACCGTCAGAAGCTTCAGTAATCGCTTGCTTTCCAGCAAGCAACTCTCTGATTTTTCTTTCTACAGTCAT